GTAATACGAGTTCGATTCTCGTACCCACTACTATCTGATTATCAGCCTCTTACTAACAAGTAAGAGGCTTTTTTATTGCCTTATATCTATATCAAAGTATCGTTTTTAGGCGTTATAAACGGGTATTATTAAGGAAAATGGTGCAAATTTTGCGCAAATTTTCATCTCGCATAATATCGCGCTATCCCGTTGACACGTTGTTTGCGTATATATACTAAAAACAATATTATTATGGCAACTGTTTGTTATCAATTAGACACACGTAGAGAAAAGAAAGACGGCACATACCCGATCAAGTTGTATATTAGGCATAAAAGCCGAATATTAATAAGTACCGATTTTTGCGCTACTCCGAGAACGTGGACGGGTACAGAGTATAGCAAAGAAGTGAAAAGCTACAAAGCTAAAAATGTGGCGATACGCAATCTTATAAATCGCGTAGAAATGCTTATCGTTATGTTGGATAATAATCAGAAATTAAAAAGCATGAGCGACACAGCCTTGAAAGATTATATTTCAAAGTCCATCAAAAACGAGTCAACCTGCAAAACTTTCGTAACCTGCCTAGACGAGTTTATAGAGACAAAGACGAAAGGAAATACAATAGAACTATATAAGGCTACAAAGAATAAGATTCTTGCCTACGACCCGGCATGTACATTTGAGACTATCACAAAGAAATGGCTGGAATCTTTTAATAAATGGCTAAAAGATACAGGAATGAAAACCAATTCAATATCAATCCATCTACGGAATATTAGAGCCGTCTTTAACTATGCGATAGATAACGAAGAAACGGAGTTATATCCGTTTAGAAAGTTTGCTATCGAAAAAGAGGAAACCAGAAAACGCTCGCTAAGACCGGAACAACTCGCCACGCTCCGAGACTTTAACGGAGAAAAATATCAAAAGGAGTATCAAGACATATTCATGCTTATGTTTTATCTAATCGGAATAAACGCAATAGACTTATTTAACCTCAAACAAATAGTTGACGGACGCATAGAATATAAACGAGAAAAAACCGGAAAGCTATACTCTATCAAAGTAGAACCGGAAGCAATGGAGATAATAAACAGGTATAAAGGAAATAAATTTCTACTAAACACGCTCGAAACCAACGATTACAATTATAGAAAGTATATGGCAGCAATGAATAGAGGTTTGCAAAAACTGGGAAATTTCGAACGAAAAGGATTAGGCGGGAAAAAGATTAGAGATATTTTATTTCCCGACATCACCTCGTATTGGGCGCGCCATACATGGGCTACAATAGCGCATAAAATAGGAATATCGAAAGATGTAATATCTTTAGCTTTGGGGCATGAGTTCGGATGCAAAACAACCGGAATTTATATAGATTACGATTTAGAGCAAATAGATAAAGCGAATAGAAAAGTAATAGATTATATTAATTCACTAAAATAATTCGCCAAAAACTTGCACAATAAGCAAATGCTTATTACCTTTGTAGGGTCAAATAAGAGTTCTTAATTTTAATGTTTAACCAATGAAAGATGAAGAAAGAAAGGAATTAGAACAAGAGTATGAGAATTTAAAACTTCTCGCTTCATTCCACGAAGCCTACGGGGTTCCCGAAAATGAAAAAGAAAGAGAAGCATTAATAAATGACATACTCGACCGGATGAATGAGATTCGGGAAAAATTAAAAGAGTAATTAACCTCCCTCCCTTCGGGGAGGGATTAAAACTTTAAAATATGATAGATATAAACGCCTGCTTGCCAACACCCGAAATGAAAGCGGATTTTGAAAGATTTAAAACCTTATCTACACAAGAAGAAAGGGACGCTTTCAAAAAAGAAATGCAAGCCAAATATAACGCACTGCCAGAAGATCAGCGAGAAGCCTATAAAAAAGCGTCTGAATCTGGACTAAAAGCAACTGTAGACGCTTGTAACGATTTCATTGAAAGAGCGGAAGAAGCTATATTAAGAGATAAGCTCGGAGAATTGCCGGAGGCTATTTCGTTTAGCTATATCGCAAAGAAGTATTTCGGAAAGTCAAGAAATTGGCTATATCAAAGAATTAACGGTAACATCGTAAACGGGAAAAAGGCTCGCTTTACTGATAATGAACTTCAAACATTTTTAAATGCTTTGAAGGACGTAAGCGAAATGATTCATCAAACATCGCTTAAAATCGGTTAAGATTCTTATTTGACACTAACCCCGCAATGTGAGCCGTTGCGGGGTTTTCTTATTGTATATAAATAAAAAGAGGTTGTGTCGTTCAACGGCACAACCTCCCATTCTTAATGGAATAAATAACGCATTATCTCCCGTCCTCGAAAAATAGCAATTTTCTACAGAGAGATGATACAACAGACACCCCCACCCGTACACAAATATACTAATTATTTTTTGATTTGAATATTATTCGACCAATTATTATCAGAATAAACAAAATTATAATTCCAAACGCCCACCCGCCCAACTCCATTTTAATAGATTGCCATCGGTTTAACTTCTTTTCAACCGGATAAGGCACACGAATAGAATCGTTTTTAAGAATCGTATCGGTACGATTCGTTGTTAAGTAGCGATACAGATACTTATATCTATACAGATAAACTGTATCACCCTTTACGAGCGTATAAATACTATCTCGTTGATAGATGCTATCAATCCGGATGCTATCGCGCGTTTTGTATTCAGTGCGGACGGACTCAACCGGGATATATTGAGTTCGGCAGGACGTGAAACACACCGCTAATATTAACAGTATGATAATGTAAACTAGTCGTTTCATAGCTTTAGTATTTGTTTCCGATTACGTCCTTCTCTGAATGACACGTGTACCCAAGAAAAATCCTTTTCGTCGATTAACTGGTCGAAAGGTAATTCGCTTTTGATTATTTCGAATAGCTTCCGGTTCCCTTCTTTGCTTCCTACCGTAATATCGGCGGCTTCCCCTAGTCGATGTTGGCTAGATGTCGCACCGTTAACGCTACGATTAAGAATTGCACTGCGATACCCAGAGCTAACGAGGATCGGCTTGCCGTATTTCTCGCGTAACGGATCGAGTACATTATCTACCAGCTTTGTTAAATTGTTGATAGCTTCCGCTGTTGGGAAATTATCAATTCCTTTCGCTAACGCCGTATCGGAGTGCGCAAGCTCTTTAATAGTGAAGTGTTTCATTCTGCTGTCTCCTTATTGTTTTGATTAATAGTTATTGGTCTACGCGGCGGAGTTCTCCGGCTGCACTCGCTGTCTGGTCTATCACATCGGTTGTGTTCCGCATCCTTCAAAGCTAATTCAAGCTCGTAGTATTTACGCATCCAATTTTGCGCCTCTGCCTGTGCGGTTCTCCATTCTCGATAAATTGTATCTACTTTCTCGTCTCGTTGTTTTAGCCGCTCGTCGTACCGTTCAATCTGCTTGTTTAGATTGTCAATGATAGAAAGTAAATTTTGAAGTTCCATAGAATCCGCCGTAGCCTTTTCTTTTCTAGCGTTCGTTTTACGATTCGCTAGAAAAGTAACAGTAAACCGGATCGCCTCTAATCCTCCTAACGCTCCTATGATTTTTAACCATTCGTCCATATTTTTATTTTATGTATTTCATATCGCTTTGGGTAGCTCTTATTCTACCGATAAAGCCTCATTAACCGCTACCTGAACAAAAGCGACGAACCCCGTACTCACATATTTTTTAATACTTTCCGCCTGTTCGGGAGATACTTCTACTTCACCGTTCTTGTAGATGTTTTGAGCTAATTCCAACTCACCCAAATCGGCGGTTTTCTGGTAGATCGCATTGCCTAACATTTTTGCAATATCGACGGTACTGTTATTCCCTTCGATGTCTTTTACTTGAATTTCTCTAAAGTCTATTTTCATAATTATGTAATTTAAATATTATTACCAAGTTGCACTAAATAAAATTCCATTTTTAAATTGCAATACTTTAGTTCGTGTACTCCCATTATGCCATACTTGGGCGATTTCAATATATTCATCAATCCCTCTTCTGCCATCAACTACAATACCACCATCAATAGCAAGTGCTATATTATCTCGTCCTCCGGTTACGCTAATAGATACGCCCCTGTTTATATCATAAGGTCTTGATCGGTGATCGTAGAATCTTCCTAAATAATCGACTCCTAATGTACTAAATGGACCGACAATCACTTGTCTATTGGGACTATTAAAACCAATCATATTATCGTAAAGAAACATTTCGTTACCAGAATTTGTGCCACTAACAGAACCCGTTCCGATATGGGTATTAGATATTTGGAACCCTGCAATTGTTCCTTCTACAGCTTCTATTCGTTTTACAACGAGTTTGTTTGCATCAATAAAGTCAGTTACGATCTTACCGTTTTTTATGAAAATCTCTCCGCCTACGGTCACCGCACCCGTTGCGGGGAGTGACAATTTACCATCTGCTGTTAATTCAAGCCCGGTTACATTATGCTTAATTGAACCGCCTTTTATTAACCAACCCTGCGTCTTTGATAGATTACCGACGAATAAACCCGATGTTCCTAATATATCAATCGTCGCATTTTGAGCTACTAACAACTGCGTAGCGACATTTATAAATTCGTTAAACAAAGTCCATTTCGTTACATCGAAAGAACTCCCAGAAGTATGATCCGTCCGGCATGAATAAGTATTTCCGTTATAGATAACCGTATCCCGATACTGCGTATTATTGACGTAGTTAGTATTTGCTTTCCACTCACCGCGTGGACGGATTAGAGCACCGGGAAGCCCGGTTGCACCCGTATCACCCTTGTCGCCTTTATCTCCTTTGTCGCCCTTGACTTTCGTCCAGGTATAAGCGGAAAACGTATTGCTGTCTGCCGCCGTGAAGTCGGTGTATTGGCCGATGTAAGCACCAGGAGTCTCGCCGCCATTTGCCGTAAAGGTCGTACCGTTATCACTATACTTGATGTGCAGATAACTTGTCTTACCATCCGCTCCGGTTGGTCCCGCGATACCTTGATCTCCTTTAACACCCTGCGAACCTTTCAACTGTACCCACTTGTATGAGGTGTAAGAAGTCGGAGCGGCTGCACTCGTTGTAACTGCTGTACCAATATAGGTATTGGGAGTATCACTCATAGGATTTCCGTTCGCATTAGCGGAGTACTTCACATGAAAGAATTGTGATGTACCAGGAATACCTTGCGATCCGGTCGGTCCCGTTTCACCTTTGTCACCTTTAGCCCCAGTTGCTCCATCTATTGCACCAATACGAACAGTAGTCCATGAAACGGGAGACGTAGCCGGAGGAATAACAATACCCGTGCGCATCCACAAATATTCGTTTGTACCACAGGCGGGTGGAGTTTTACTCCACCCACTTGTAGGCGCAACTGTGCCAGATTTAGACTTTGCGAATTCCTGCGCGGGATATTGCCCGTCCTTCGTTACGCTAATCGTTATTTGTCCTCTTGCTACTATCATACTATTATTTTAGTGATAATTCAACTACAAACGTCGCTTTTACATCGACTTCGGCAGCAGTGACGGTAATGGTCTTTCCAGTCTTTACACCGGAAGTTCCCCAAGCCGTATCTTGTGTACCATCCTTATTGTACTTCTTCCAAGAAAATACAAATTTGGTATCAGCAGCACTATCGGTGAATGCTTCCCCATTTTGCCATACCTTGGCATTGATAGTCGTACTTCCTTGGCCATTTACTAACTTATCCCCCGTTGTGGAAGATACTTCCACTATATACGGATCGGAAAGATCGGAGAACGAAATAATATCGCTCACTGTTGTGTTGTAGGTTCCGGATGCTGTATCGGTATCCTTGATTGCACATTTGAAAGACTCAAAATTCAGGACAGCACTTGCCGGGATGGTGATCTCATTAGTTGTTGTACCCGTAATGCCGTATGAGTTGGAAGCTGCCAAAGATTCCCAAGTACCATCCGATTTCAATTTAAACCATTGATATGCAACCTTATCAGCATCAATACTACTACCTCGCCACATGTCACAATGCGCTTTTAAAGTTGAATACTGATCGTTTTTGAAAACATTACCAGCAGGAGCATACGCAATAGCACAAATAAGCTGTCCGGCATTTTCTGTTTTAGTGTAGTTGATAACTGCCTTGACAGGAGTTTCTAACTTCGTATCCGGATCAACATAAATACCGGAGCATTCGACCTTCATCTGCGATACAGATGTCATATTGTTCTTAAGCGTCAACGCATACGGCGCAGTAGCGGCAACAGTACCACCGAATGCAGTGATTGCACCTCCATTCACTGTATAGGTAGGAGCAGCTTTTAAACGACTGATTACGTTTGTTGTCGTTCCGGATACATACATTTCAGGGGTAATGACAAGGAAAGGAGAAGCCGTATAGTTCGGTACATAGGTGCTGTTTTCCTTGTTAAAGATTTGCGTCAAAGGCTGATTAGAGCCTAGATACATGTTCATTGATTTAGCGTCGTTAAGATCGACGATAGTAATTTGACCTCTTGCGATTGGCATAATTTTGATTATTAAATTGTTATAACTATTTTACTTGTCACATTTAAAACTAAATTAATTCACTTCTTTAAGGGTAGGGCACTAAAATGTTCAATAAGTTCTTTCACCGTAGCCTTATGAGCAGTAGGAATATCGGTCGCTCCATACCATTTATCTCTATAATCACACTGTTTAAAATCACCTTTGTATTGATAACAGCCAACTGCCTCCCAAATATTGTCATAATCCAAAACGAACCATTGTCCTCTGTCAATATCATCACGAAGTGCAGCAATAGCAAGAAAAAGCTCTTCATTTCCACCGCAATCAATAAGTCCATTATTGACTAAATCATTCAATCCGGAATCGGAGTGCATACAGTCAAAGCTATTGCATGACGTGAAAAGAAAAGGACCTTCCTTTCCGATAGATTCTTTATACCCCAATACCTCCAACTTCTTTCGAAGTTCCTTAGTATTCTTTCTTATAAAACATGGTGTTGTAAATGCCATAAATTTATTTTTTATAGTGAAACAATACAATTAAATGTAGCACGTCCCCAAACATCATCTGGGGTAAGTGTAAGTACATGCCCATGCCCGACATGCGTCTCATTGAATATTTTATCGGTATCCGAATTATCACTTTCCTTCTCCCACGAAAAGCGAGAAGACGGAACGCTATCTGTTATATCTGTATCTCCTTTTATCACATAAGCGGTTAATGTAGTAGACACAGAGCCGTTCTGAAAAATATTCCCATTGCTACTCATTATATTAACTACTACCGCATCTTTACCCGCCGCCGACTTTTCAAGCCAGTCTGTAGCACCTTCCTCCGGTTCTTGCGTTGTAGGATTATCTGAAATACATAACCATGACGATCCGTTGTGAGTTACTTCGTCATAGTAATAATACCCCCCCACTTTCCACTCTCCCTTAAAACAGGGGACGCGGCTTTCTGTTACTCCATCATCGGAAATCTGTTTGATAACTCCGGTCATATATACATTACGGAGATACGCACTATGTCCGGTCATTTCGATACCAAACAACTTCAAGTTAGATAAGTCGCCTAACTGCATAGCAATCATTTCCTTTGTAATCTCCCAACCATTAACACCCGTCAGATAACGGACATAACTTTGTGTTGAGTAACTCGACCTTTGCCGATCTTCATTCGTAAAGTTACCATACGCGACAAAATGCATAGCCTTACAAGGATGGAAAGAATACCCGCTTCGAAGAACATATTTGAAAGTTGATTCTCCTAATTGCTCTGTAATACGAAAATAAGCCGTTTGGAATCCGGTTTCATTATTAAATATCCCTTTACAAATATCATCAATTTCGATTTGTGCAGTTTCTCCCGGTTCCAGCTTCAAGTAAATTATTCTATTTTCAATATCAATCGATTCAATTACACCACCTCCTGGTGCATTCCACTCCTCACCCGAAACAATCGATACACGGTTGTAGCGCAGTTCGGGAACTTCAAGAAAATCACGTAAGCGAAGAGACTTTGCATCAATATCCCCATTCGCAGTAATCATCCATCCCAGTAGCTTTTCGGCATATTCAAAAGAGAAAAGATGTCCATCAATCAATAAGTCCTCCCAAACTGTCACATTATCAACAGCCAGTCCATTCAAGACCTTAATACCGCCCAAAAATTCTAAAAGATACTCTGTTACATCAGGTCGGTTCTTGGCCAGATATATCTTATCTAGTCCATCAATCCCCCCAGCCTTATCCGCATACCCCGCTTTAATTTTCTTTCCCGAAACTAATAAATACTCTGCAGCATAAGACATCAATTGCAATAAGTCAATATTATTATGTTGGTGTCCAACTCCTCCTCCCCCACCATAATCCTTCGCAATTCGTTCTGCAATAAAATCCCCCAAGGATCCTGCAGTCGTTACGTTCCAGTTTTCAGAAAAAGGGTCTTGAACAGGGAATAATGCCCCCTCGGACAGTGGTAGGCGAGGAAATTCAATAAGTCGAGGGGGCACTGTAAAAGAACCAACTTCAGGCACAACAATTTCAAGTGCATCTGTTGGAGTATCTGACCTTTGCAGGTTCAGGAAAGGTTTGGCATCAGCAAATTTATAAGTAAAAGTATAGTTGCTTGGTAACTCCTTATCTGTATAAGTCACATTACTTTCTACAACAATAATTGAACGGATATAGGCTCCTGTATATAAATACTTCTTCAAAGACGGGAAAAAGTCAAGCAACCAGGTACGTTCTTTCTTATTCAAATATCCCGTATCCTTTTGAAATTTACGAGCAGTATCAACACGGTATTCAAGAGATATATCATCAATCTCCGCAATATTATGCGTATGTTCTCCAGTGAAAGCCGTAGAACCATACGCACGAAACGTATCAATACCACCAAGTGAATTCTCAAATAATACCCATTGCTCGGTTTCTGATTTCATATCTGAAGCATAATACCGCTGTACATACGACAGCCGTATCCCTTCCGCATCTTCAACCCAAACATCATAATAAGCCGGCATTTTATCACCTAGCTTTCCTACAACAGAAGCATATTGCAAAGGAATTGTATAAGCTTTCCCTTTTGTAAGGTCAGCTAATACCAAATCGCTCTGCGAAACGATTGTAGCTGACTCATCAGTAAAATAGGCATGAAGTTTTACCCTACATTCCTGAACGGCATAATACGTCAGAAATTCAGGAGAGTAATATGTGACTGGCTTTACATTCGGTTGCCAAGTCAGAAAGTTCTGAAGAAGAAAGTTGGCTGGAGTATCAGCAAGCATATCGACTCCGCAACGGATGGCAGTAAACTCCACTTCAGTACCGGAAAGTAGTGCCTTAAAAGTAGAAACAATTGTCTTCTGCTCATATACCATTGAAGTATTATTGAATAGGAAAGACAAACGAGCATGGATGATATCCTGGATATTAATAATAACGACACCATCCGCACCCGGTTCGTAACTCCGAGCCACAATCTCTTCATCTCCCTGTAAGAGCCTAAAAGAAATTATGTCTGTAGTTCCAATGCGGAATTCCTTTATATTTCCACTTAATGATAGTGGATCAGGTTGTTGGAGAATGGTCATAATTCTTATTTTTTGTATCAAAATTAGTAGAAGCACATAACAGAGTAAAGGACATTATTTTAAGCTAGTAAGGAGTTTTTATAGGACGAAGTTTTGCCACGACACGATGAAATGTACGTGGTCCTGTTCTATGATCCTGATAATATGCAAAAGAACGCTCATAATAGAGTTTCCCTTCAGCAACTTGCTCTTTTGTCGGGAATGGAGGATAAATTGTAGGAAGATGATCGCTGTCCCTTGCGCCATAGTTCAGTTTCACTAACTCTGCATTATATTCATCTTCAGTAATATCATAAGTTTTTTTATCTACACTCCAACAGTAAGCATTCGCCAAAGTTGGAAACCGTTGGCTTTCAGATATAGCAATTTCTACAGGTTCATATAATCGGGTAGTATAGAAGGTCGATTCAACAGGTTCATTATTCCCTCCAATATAATACTTAAGCTTATCAACAAAGAGTTCCTGTCCCTCAATGATAACCTTTCGATGAGCCGGTATGTTCATCTTTTGATGATCGGACAAGAGGATATCACCTTTAACTGGGTGCATAGAGTTCCTCAATAAGTTGTCATAAGTTCGATAAAATTTCTCATAAATACCATCCGGCCCATTGTATAATAAAGAATAATCTGCAAACCTCTTGTTTTCAACTGTATAATTTCTATTTGTACCAATATTATATCCATCTCGATAATGATAGACTAAAGCCAACATTGGTACTTGTTCTTTATTAGATGCCGCTATTTCATCAGATTCATCATCATTATTTGAAGCGGCGCTTACAATCAAAGTGGAATTTAGCGACCGACCTTCTCCGATATATGGAATGCTAACTCGTGTTCGAGTGTATACAGAAGGAGAATATCCTAATATTTCTTTCGTTTCCGGCAGTATTGCGAACATAGCATCTGGACAAGTAATCTTTTTTTCTTTCAGAGTATTTTTCCCATCCAGATAAGGAATATTAGAAGAGCAGATTACTTGAACAAGTGATCCATTCTCATTATACCCTACACGGCAGTAACAGCCAGTTACAGGATTATAACAAGCATTAGGATATTTGGCCTTCAGGTCAGAAGTCGAATCAAAGGTATCATACTCATCAGAAATCACGCTTTCAGAAGAAAGGCTGACTTTCTGATATGTAGATACATCAAACTCTAACTCGGAGGTTAAACAGTTTGTAAAATCAACCTCCGCTTTCATATTAGCTATATCACTGAAAAATTCAATACTAACGGTTTTCTTGACTTCATCCGGAATAAACTCACACATGAATCTCTTTCGGAAAACATTCAATATGGTACTACACATACAATCCGGAACCAAATGAGACAGTAATATATCACCATTGACAAGTGAATCAATTGTATTATTGACAAATGCCATACTACGAAAAGGTTCTGTCACATCAAAAAAATTCTCTAATAGAGTATATCCCCAAAAAGAAAAAATACGGCGTAAAAGATAAGGAGCACGAATAAACGGACTCATATAATAACCCGGATCCAGTTTTACATTTATATCATCCACAACTTCAATACGAGGAAATGAATTATAAAAATTAAAAGTTCCTTCAACCCTTCTGTCTATAATATTGCCAGAAGCATCCATGTTCTCCATCCGATTCACATAACGCTTGTTATTATCAAAGTCAACTATAACAGGAAAAATAGTAAAATGCTCATGTTCATTAGATAACAGAGAACGACAAAAGTCAATTCCTTGCTGAACTGTACTCACTCCTGGGATTGCTTCATCTGCAAACACTTCTTGCACAGAAGCCTTTGCTGTCTGTGATAAAAACGACCCTTCATTTAAATAAAATGAAGTGGAAACTGTCTTTTTACGTTTCACTTTCAGAATAGCCTGCCGGCAAGCAGAAAAATATTCTCCGGAAGAGATTGTGGCCTGAATATCTGAAGGAAGTTTGCGCATTCCTGTGATATCAGGATACCCCAATGCTTTCTGATTCCAATCTGAATCGGGTATATCAACAGGTAATGTTTGCTCTCCCCATTCGTTGAAAAACAAGTTAGGACGTTCAACCTCCAGCTGAGTACCTGGAGCTAATTGATAAGATATTCCCGTTTTTAAATTCGTTATTTTCATTTTTTATCCTTTTGAACCAATTTGGCGACTACGATCACGAAGTTCCTGTTTCTTCTCAAATTCACTCAACGCAACAGAAGCATTTACCCCGTTCTTATTCATATCAATAATAGCATGAGCAAACTTCTCCATTAATTCCGGAGGCAATGCTGCACCACTTCCGTCATTTTTTGGTGTACCGGTTACTGGAAGCGGTTGTGAAAGACTTCCTCCGGAAGAAAAGCCTGCCATCTTGGATCGTATAACCTGATTCAGGTCAAGTGTACGGATAGTGCCGGCCTGTTGCGACTTGTCAATCATATCAAGAATAGGGCCAACGGTAGGATTCTCAACGGCGGCATTACTAGCCACCCACTCTTTTGACTGCCCCGCTGGTCCTTCTCCTACGATTACAGTCGGTTTGTCAATAAAGCCACGAGCATCCGGATCATAATCGGCACCGGCAAACAACTTTCCATCTTGAGCACGACGAACATCAATCTTGCCGCCATCTTCACGACCGGTTGCCACACGCTGCCCGGATCCTTTTGAAGAACCTGTTCCTCCGGAAAGAGTCATGTTTTTAATCTTATTACGTTCAGCATTTGCGGAAGCTATCTGCGCAGCACCTGTTACCCCCATGAGCGCAGCAGCTACAGCACCGGCAATTGGTCCAAGATCAGCGAAAGCCCTCATTATTGAAACAGCAGTATCAGCAATAATTTGAGAGACTTTAATCGCAAAATTAACATCGGCATATTTCTTCTGAATATCCAGTTTCTTTTGCGCTTTTTCTTTCTCTAAGCGTTCTACCTCCTCCGTATTACCTTGAGCAGCTTCAATCTCCGCATCATACTTGGCGTCCACGTTATCCATTTCAGCCTGTTGGAGTGCCTGAACAGCACCAGAAAACAAATCCGAATAATAATCAAACTGTTTTTTATAAGAATCACGCTTCAGATTCTGAACTGATTGTTCATATTCTTCCTGAGTCAGCGTTTCATTCTCAAGATGAGTTTTAAGTTGCTGCAGCTGCAAATCATATTGTTGTTGTTGATTTAGAAGTCCATATTGATTCCGGATCTGATTAATACGATTTTCACTATCCTGCACTAACTGTTCCTTAGCTTTCAGGTAAGCAATATCCAGTTCTTGAGTATCTAGTTTTTCCTTTTCAGCAAGTTGCTTGCGTGCCTGGTAAGTTGCATCCAGTACCTTCATTTGCGCCTGCAAATCCTCCCCAACCGTAGTGAGTTTAAACTGACTTTTAAAATCTTTAGTAAGATCATTCATTTTGGTTTGGATGGCAACACGGGCATTGGCAGCATCCTGATCAGCTGATAAAACTGCAGCATTAGCCTGTTTTACAGCATCAGATTTCAGTTTTCCATTCTTTAGTTCAAGATCATTGACATCATTCAAATACCGCTGTTCAATCGCTAACCTTGTTTCTGCACTCGAAGAGGTTAGAGAAAGAGTTAACATCTCATATTGTTCTCGAGTAATATTCTTTGCAGCAAGTTCATTAGTAAGGAACATTCTTTGCGCAGAAGTTACCGCTTTCTCTCTCTCCAAATCCTCCTGACGCAATTTATCAACAGCATAGATCTTTTGCTTTTCCATTGCTTCTTCCGTATCGATCAGCTTAGACTTAGCATCTACAATTTGCTTTTGGTATTCAGATTTTTTGGCCGACTTTGTAGCATTAGCCTTAAATTGCTCCAGTAATTTGATCCGCTTATTATAATAGTCCAAATCAGACTTGAGGATAGCCTGATTAATATCTTCTTCCGCTTGTTGTTTTTCTCTCCCAACTAACCGGATTTGATTTATTTCCGCCTCATGATTTGACTCCTGATTCTTGAGTGTAACAGCATTCGGATCCGATTTATCTTTCTCTATTGGCGTTGTCGGAAAACGCTTATCATAGATTTCCTGTGCTATTTCCCTATATTGGTCCGCTGCATTCTTCTCATCCTTCAGCCACGCTGACAACATAGACTTATTCATGTTGTTAAATCGAGTCTGTGCTTCCAATTTCTTTTTATCAGCCTCTATTTGCTCATTAACTTTAGCTTCAATATCTTCTCCTGACCACTTCTTGGACTGCGCTTCAGCCTCTTTAAATAAATCACCAGCTTCTTTTATTTTGGCATTAAATTCATCCAGTTCCTTCTTATTCCACTTAACAAAAAACATCTCTCCGGACTTCCTATCAGTTTTCCACTTACCTCCCTTGGCAATCAGATCCTGATATTCTTTCATTGTTTTCTCTGCAGAATCCATATCAGATTGAGCTTGTTTTAGTTCCTCCCGATGCAAATATCGAAGACTGGCCTTCTCTGCTTCTAAAAATTCACGAACACGAGTTGTATTCAATGCTATCGCTACTCCGTACTTATTCCATTCCGTAGTAGCAGACGGGACAATAGATGATACCCGTTCGATCACTTGATTTAGTTCATCCTGTTCATCCTTTGTTAAAGATGTCTTACCTTTCAATTCTTCATATCGAGCTGCAAGTGCAGGTAAAGTAGACTGTAATTCTACCACCTTTTCAAATTGTGTTTCAAAAGTATCGGAGAGAGGTTCAATAGCTTTGGTTAGCCCGGACATAAAATCATTAGCCCATTTCAAACCATTTTTAAAGTAGGTTTCAAGTCTTTTTCCTAGCTTATTGTAGAAATTATCCATTGTGTCACCTAAGTTGGACTCTATTCCTTGAAGTTCTTGCATCTGTGTAGACATAGAACCAGCAACACCATCCATACGACCAAGTGATAAAAGATAATTTTTAATTGCTTCTTCGGAGTTTTTCACCTCTGTGGTAACCCCTTTAAAGGTGTACTTAACTGTATCTCCACTTTTACTAGCCTTGATACCAAACTCCTTCAGTCGTTCATTCTCCCCTGTCATTGCATCCAAAATAGCCTCAATAAGCTGATCCACACTCTTACCTTGCGATGCAGACAAATCTCCAATATTAATAAGTTCTGAAGTCGTTGGTTTTATTCCTCGATTAACCAATTTAATGTAAGCCTCTGTCCATTCAGCCAAAGAGCCAGGCGTGTCTGCAGCAAGTTTCTGTAACATTTTCATTGCAGCAGCAGCCTTCTCCTGCGATTGAAGAGTATTACGAAGTACAGCTTCATACTTAGCGAACTCCTTTCGAGTAGTATATGCACTTTTTCCTATATCTTTCAGATACCCTGCCAGTTTCACTGTAATAAACGCTACTGCAACAGCTTTCAATTTCCCCATAGCTGTTTCCATCGGACCGAACTCTGACTTAATATTTTGCCCGGTTCCCTTTAATTCTGATAGCCTTTGACGAACTGACCTTAACTGATTATTCAACTTTGCATACTCTTCAGGATCCGCAGCTTCCGACATATCCTCAAGTGTCGCAGTTAACTCCTTGGCCACTTTCTTGAGTTGCCGACCGGTCATAGCATTAATATCTAAAGAGCGAGTCAGCGTGCCGATTTTTTTGTTATTATCAGTAATCTGTTTAGATAGCGATTTCGTTTCCTTCTCTAGATTTTGATATTCTTTAGTATTCTTCTTTCCTTGAGCCTCAAGTTCGATCATCGCAGTACGACGTTCTTTCTCTTCTTTCTTGAGTTCTTTGGTGGCCTTGGTTAGTTCGTGAATTTCCCGCTGGGCCTGACCGGATTCAGCAGACACAATATACTTTATTTCATCTTCTGACAAATGCTTCTTTCCCATATTACCAATTTTGAGATTGTTCGTAGATTAATGCTTGTTCTAATTGCTCACGAATCTTATTTCTAATGGCTTCATTGTAACCATAACGCAATTCAGGGAAAGTCTCATGATAAAGAACTCCCCATACAGTTCGATTATACAAAGCCAGGTTGCTCCGGATATGGCGTGATATTCGGTCGTTTCCCCGTCGATATCGAATATCAAGATAACGGAGATACGGAAAAATACGGATAAAGTACTCTTGTTTGCCTTCGGACTCCTGGATAGTGAACGGCCTACGCTGCAAGCTTGACAACAGTCTGCCTGAACGAGTATTCAGGTAAGTACGGACAACATTCTCCTGAGTCTGATAAATGAGATTGATACCTTGAGAAATTGTATCATGCACAAATCGCTGTTTGACTAAATCTTCTGAAATCATATTCGCTGTTATTTTCAGCGAATGTAGCAAGGGAAAGATGGATAGTAAAGGACAAAAAAAAATCCGGAGAGGAATAGTTTCACTCTCCGGAACTTGATTATTTGCTATTTTTCAGTTCAAGCATCCACCGGAAATCACACCCTGATGCTCCGGGACGGTTTTGGAACTTAAAGCCGGCATCCGTCATAGCTTTAAATATATCCTCTTTTGAGATATTTGCCGCCGGATCCAGTTTCTTTATAGATTGATAAACTTCATCGGTCGTAAACCAGTGTGTTGTATGCCGGGCATCCCATGCAGGCTTAAAGGTTGTTTGTAAGGCAGCGATATAAACACTGACATCCGTTATCTTATCATTTTCCATTATTAGCCTCCTTCTTATTTTCTGAATCAGTTAACGCAAAATTTAAAACTTGTACCAAATCCACAATCTCGTCACGTGAGATTGCTGAAATTACAAAATCTCCATCACAATCCACTGAAAAAACATCCACTTTCTTTCCATCAGGATAGTATGATGTTTCTTTATCTACATGAAAACGATGTCTACTCATGATTATTGCCTCCTTTCTGGCATTTCTTTGCCCGATAAACGCAATAAGCAGCCGCCAATAAAAGAGGAAAGAAGATCAGGCCGAAACTAGTAAATCCAATAGCTCGGAAATACCAACGGTCAGAAATAGTGCGCACTTCACAATCAGAAGCTAAAGCACTATAATAACGACTTTGCAGATTATTAACTTGCTCTGTGAGAGCTTTGACATTGCTAGCGACATTGATGTCGGGAGCAGACACGACTGGCGTGTTGAGGATTTGAGATTTCATAACTGTTTGGTTTTTAGCATTTAGGCAATTTCTCTTGAACACAAGTAAATACAAGAACGGCTGCCATATCCCGAGTTTCGCTAAAAACCAAACAGTGTCACTCCGTAGAGCAAAAAAGTTTATCGGAAAGGCAGCCGCCTATATCATAAATTAAATTCTCTTATAAAAAAGAAGACTAATGGGCATAAAAAAGCCCTTCGAATTTCGTTGAGCAATTAACCGTCGCTCCACGTACATGACTAACATGTTTGGTTTTTAGCTTTTGCAAATATGAGGATAATATTTGAATTTGCAAAAAGATAATCTATTTTTTATCGTAACATTCAATTATATCTTTCAACTCCTTGGCAAAAGAATATATATCATCCAGACTGCTTATTTCATGTTTTGTTTCTTTCTTATTCTCATCAAAGGTAGATATATATTTTTTCGAAAGACTATTAAAATACATACGACATATAGGCTTTCTATTATTATCGTCAAGTAATATAGCAAAATAAGTTTGCGCATCACGATATACGACTCTAGAAATATCAACAACCGGACGAAGTATTGATTTTACAATCATATAACTTTCAATTTCTTCTTCCGTAGTGATAATCTTGTTATCTTCCACAGAAGAAAATTCTGTCTGTTCTAAAGATCCTCCTTGATTCTCCTTCTTTTCTACATCAGCCTCTGTCTTCAAAGCTGATTTTAAACGTTCTGAAATCAAATCATTAATATACGTACTGATTGATTTCTTTGTTAAAGAAGTAAATTGATCAAGAATTTTAGCTGTAATAACTCCATCATACACTTGTTTCGCAAAATACCTAACAAAGTCTGGTGAAGGATTTACAAACTCTTTTGCAATAATAGTTTTTAGCTCACCCGTATACTTCAACTCGCTAGCCGAACTTAGTACATTATCAACATCAAAATAAGATTTATGAAACTTCTTCAATTCTTCTACTTGGTTATCTTTCAAATCAGTAATGTCTACTTCTAAGAATGGCTTTTCATCCATCTTGTTTGGTTCAATCAAATCAGTATAAAAACGATAGATAATGCCATTAGTCAATAAACCAAATTTCGCTTTAGATACATTGAAGTAACGTATAAGTTGGTTATCATGCAAATTGAGATCCTGTGCCCAATGTTTACATTCAATAAGAAGCACAGGTTCACCATCTTTCATGATAGCATAATCTATTTTTTCTCCCTTTTTCATCGCGATATCACAAGTCATCTCCGGAACTACTTCCAAGGGATTAAATACGTCATAACCTAGTGCATTAATAAATGGCATAATAAATGCGTTCTTAGTAGCTTCTTCAGTGAGAATGTTTTCTTTGAGTTTGAATACTCGTTCAGAAAGTTGTTTGATGCTGTCTTTAAAATCCATAGTATTAAATAAAATGAATCTTCTGTCAGCGTGCGCCCACTGGAAATTACTCCAGAATCTGATATTTTCAGATTACACGCTGACAGAAGATTCAGACTAATTTTGTTTGGGCCTTTCAAAAATGGTGATAATATTTGAAAGCACAAAAGAAAAGAACATTTATTTTCGAATAGCCATACCGGAAATGATTATACGATCTGGTTCCCATTGAATTTTAAGATTGATAATACCATTCGCATCAACCTCTTTCAATGTATTTGCCATACGCTCCATCGCAGCGTCAAGACTAGGACTCATACGCATATATTTCCCGTTAGATTGATTTCTTTCAACATCAGCATACATATCATCCACATTGTTCTTTTTGTTCTTATTGGCGACTTTAAGTTCCTTCTCTTTTTTAACCCAGCCACTTACTTCTGTAGCAGACACACTTCCCAAAATCTTATAGTCAAAGGAAACTGAATTAGATTCTGTAACATAAATCCCTTTATTTGTCAATGGAGAATAGTCAAGAAAAGTAGAAAACCCATAAGGTTCTGGATACGAAATAGCAGAGGTTGCGCAAGAAGTCAACAACCCAATTGCAAAAACAAATAATAATACTTTTTTCATCTTGTGTGTTTTCAAAGCTTATTATTTACATCATCAGCGTCCAGTTCTTCTATAATATGGTGAAATATATCTTTGGACGTTTTTAGAATAGCTCCTTCCATTAATTCTGCATGGTCCTTGCTTAATAAATTCTCCTTAAGCAAATTATCAAATAAATTGTACTTAACAAATAGAATCTTAGCTTTTGAGAACAAAAGAGAATTATAAAAAATAACACACAATTCTTTCGTTGTTAACATCGAATGTATAAAAGCGACATATGTAGAGAATCTATCATCAATAGCTTTCCTTTCAGCAAGAAGAATCCCCTTTTCGTTTAAACATTTCTGTTTTTCATTATCTAGAAACTTTATAATATTATATAAATGACGACAATAATGTCCAATAACATTTTGATATCTAGCAAATATATGACCATAAATACATCGACACATTAACATCTCATTTGGTTTCTGCTGAGCTTGCTTCACTGTTGATTCCTTTATTGCATATATATACGTTGAATAACTCCGATTATACCGTTCATACATATGCCTTGCTTCTCCTTCATAATCATATTCAGGATCATTTTCATATTCAATGGAAATAGCATAATCTTCTATCTCCCGTTTAACCTCAGTCTCATTCCATGGAACATATTTTTGCTGTTTATAAACATCATATAGTTTATTCATTTCTGAATATATACGATCAAAAAAGGCGTCTGATTCACATGTTTCTGAATGATATTTAAAACCTACACGACCTCTTATAATACAATGGAACTGCCCTTTTAAACTATTTTTCAAGTCTTGTTGTGTTTTCAATAAATTAAAAAAAGTAGTCTCAAATTGCTGTTGTTGCATTAACTTTTTATTGTCACTCATTTCGCGCATCTGATTAGACAACTCTTGAGATTGCATTCTTAAAGCAGAAAAATATAATAAGACTCCAGCCAAAGCCCAGATAGAACCAATTATACCGCCAAAAAAGTCTCCAATCTGCCCTGTCCTTTCTATATCTGTATCTTTAATTTCACCAAGTACAGAATAGTCGTTACAACATAGTCCATATATATAAATTCCAAACACGGCACACCCTATAGCAATACATACCCAGGCTATTGTTTCAGTAATTTTCTTCATATTTTATAATTTATATAATAATATTCTTTACCTTAAGGAAATCAATTAAAATTTTGAATCTCCTTCTATTTTGTCCACACTATTGTTTTTTCTATTTTCACATTTTTCTAATTCAGCAATTAATGATCCAAAGAAATACCTCATTTTATCTGATACCTCAATAAGGTTCTTTTTCGTTAAACAGATTTCCCATCCTCCATCTGAATGTTCAATTATCTTCAGAGATCGACCAAATCTCTTTATAGCATCTATATGCCGTTGTTCATATGTAATTCCATCATGATGTACACAAGCATGCCTCATTTGTTGGAAATCCCAAATATATTTCCAAGATAAATAACAAGAAGAAAAATCTAATTCTGATTTCTTCTTAATAAAATCATAAGCATCTGTTATTACCCCTGCACGTGGAGGATTATATTCAGAATCCACCAACTTAGCCAATTCAATTATTTGTTTCTCAAATTGAGAATAAATATAAATTAGCCCTGCATTTAACGCACCTCTCATAAACATATAATTGTAAATTTCATGTTCATCCATCCAAATATTAGCAAAATCAACTTCATTTTCACATTCTTCATAGAGTTTGCCTAATTCTGCTTTTTTATCATCAGACAGTTTCATATTACAGTCCACATATTCATGAAATGTATCATTGATTAATTTACACCAGTCTCCGCAAGCCCAATATTTCCCATTTACACTAGTAGTATCATAAATCATATTTCCTATAAATGTTTAAATGTAGTATCTTCAAAAATTGTTTTCAGTCTTTGTTTCAGACAGTTATTCACATCACAACGTAAATTCTTAAAAAAATGATAATCATCTAACAACTTTATATACTCTTCATTTTCTGTAGTCTTATTATAGCAATAATGAATCACATTAAAGCACATTACCAATAGCTCCTCATTACTCATTTGCGCCTGAATCAGGCTTATATACTTTTTTTTCATTGGCAAATCAACATCGGAGTCATTCACAAATGTAATGATATGATACATATGACGAAAATAATGCATTATATCACCATTTGAGGTTCCAATCTGCTTAAGAGCATATCCGTAAGCCTTTTCAAAAAATTTGATATCTGAATTTTCGATTCTTGTAATAAAATCAAGACTTAATGTATTCTCTATATCTTGAGCCATAACGACAAATGTAGCTTTTTTCTGATTTATCTTCTCATATATTTCTCTTTGAACCCTAAGCATATTAAAATATGTCGAATCAAATTGCTGATTTCTGGCTATTTTCAATTGATTAACGTAGCTAAAATATAGAATATAAAATGAAGCCAAAGATATAGGAACTGCTAAGCACATTGCCAAATTTCCCCATTGTTCAGGCCTAGTAAACTTACTAATATGTTCTTTATTAATAACAAAATAAGTAATAGAGATAACAAAAACAATTGTTATGCTTAATGCCATTAAAAATAAATCAGGGCGGATGTCACTACCTGTAGGTCGTTTTAGAAAGTCTCGGAACTTTAAAAAGGCTTTTTTCATAATAATAAAATCAACTCCTCATATCGTGCGCCAACCGGAACCACCCGGAATCCGATTTTACGGATTACACGATATGAGGAGTTGAAAATGTGGTTTTTACTTGGCAAAAACAAAGATAGTCAAGAAAAACGAAACAGCCCAAAAATATTTTGACTTTTTTATCAAGATAATGCAGAAGCTGCATTATTCAATTTATCGGCAACATCTTTCAATGCATCAGATAAAATTTTCAATTCCTTTTCTGTGAAAGTTGCTACCTTCCCATGCACCTCATTTCCATTAATGCGTTGATGCAACCAAGAAGCTGATTTATCAAAATATTGCTTAGCAAATTCAGAGACAGAGATGAATGGAAGTACTTCAGATAAGATCTTTCGCACTTCAATCTGTTTTTTCATCTTTTTAGCATCATCAACCACTTGGTGAATCCGAACAAAATCTTCATCAATAGCCGCCTGCAGTTCCTGTTGGTCTTCCGGTCGTAACGAATCAAAGAAACGATCCATCTCTTGTTCCGCTTTTTCACGATCAGAACCTTTAGCCTCGAGGCATGCTGTTTTTAATCTGAAAAAATCTTCTTTTACTCCCATCTTACATAAATTTTAGATAAAACAAAATAATGAAGAAGATGAGTTCCCCACCCCGTCGAGTGAGGAACTCTTTTTCTACCGAGCAGATAACCTCTGAATCTCAAGCTTGAGATTCTCTATTTCTGCGTCGAGTACCGATTTTCTATAACCAATTCCAATGAGTCGGTTATAATTTCGGAGGTAGTAGTTAAGATTTTCAATTAACTCATCTACCCGCGCTTTTAGCGCTTCTTCATCAGTCATTCAAAGAGCTCTTTTGTTTGACATCACAAAGATAAAGAAATTATTATCACAAACAAAACTTTCGATAACAATTTCTTTATCAAATTCATTATTTAACAGTTACATACCCAAAAGCTATTAAATCTTCAATAAAATTCTCCGGAGAATCAGCACGAATAACGTTTCCTGTTTGGTCGCGATATCGGTCGGCAAAGTTGAACATATATTCCTGATCGGTACATTCAGAATCAAAACGACTACCTTCCCGAAGTTTGGTTACAAAATCTGCAGCGCAGGTGGCGGTTATTGTGCCGCCATCCTGCAATAAGTAATTTCTATTATTCATTATCTACTAAGTTTTTTCGTTCTAAGTTTAAAGTATATTTTTTGATCATCTGTCAAGAAAGGCAGATTCTGAAGCGTTGTTCCTGTTTCAACTTTCGCCTGTTGCGCAAAGGTAATCATTCGGCCTAAAAAAAGAACCCAATTACTCATCTTTGTGAAGTTCGTAGAACCGCTATGTTGGCGAAATTCTATCGTCCGGTGGCGGGCGTAAGCTTCAAGATTTATTTTATGATAGCGGTCGTTTCCAAAAGCTACTCGAAGGTCGTCGAGCGTATTTGCCTGCAGTATTCTTCTTTCAGATATTCTGCTTAAGCTTTTGCAATATTGGTTGTCTCTGCGTGTAGCTGGCATGAAAGCGTTTATTGTGTTCTCTATATTCTTATAACTAAGTGCTAAGTTCTTCCAAGTGTTCATGTTGAAATCCGCTGCATCCATGTGGACGTGTAATCCACAAGATTCATTAACTTTTGCGTTGCAAAGATCAAGTACCCAACACACTTTTTCAAGTTCTCTCAATCCGCTTTCTCCTTCCAATATTGGGCTTACCAGTTCAAAAGTATTGTTGCCATAAAGACTTGCGTCCGTTACCAATTTCCAATGTGCGCTTGTATTATGGTTGTATCCTTCAACTGCTACGTTTATTCCGGCTTCCTGAAGTTCGTGAGCAAGGTGATTGCGAGTGCAGTTGTACGCTTCGATCTCAATTCCGAAGCGGCGGTTAAAGGTATAGTCTATTTCAGGTAAAAAAGCGGTTGTATTAGCTGCTGTAGTAAAGGTTCCAGCTTCAAGCATCTTTTTATATACGTTTTGTACAAAACCGTAATTTCCGTTTGTTACAAGATCCGCAACTTGGCGGCGGGTTAATCCTAAAAGAAGCAATTGTTGTATCTTGCTAGTCTTTGTTATGCTCTGATTTAAAATGTTGGTAATTTGCTCGTTCATAATGCTTTATCCTTTATTTTTATACTTCAAAGATAGTACAATAAGCTCTAACAACGTAGCAATAACAAGTTTATTATCAACACCTTAGCTTTGTTTAGCTTGAGCTAAAAAAGGATTAAAAACAAGTTCAAAATCAAGCTATTAAGGGAATAAAAAAGCCCCGGCTTCGCTTAGCCGAGGTACATCCACTCACGTGGTTTGGTTTTTAAGATTCTGCGACAAAGGTACTACTTATTTTTGCATCTGTATACTATTCGTCCGATTATTACCAATAAACAAACAGACATATTAAAGATGAAAATAAAATCCAAATAAGTACA